TTGATCCGGATCCCTCCCAAGTGTCTTGTAATTCATTCAACCAATCCCATTTGTCAGCTTCAGTAATTAGGTCTTCTTGAACAGGATCCAAAAAATCCAATCCAGATACATCATCACTTCCTGAAGTGTCATCACTTGCTGAAGGACTTCCTGAAGTGTCATCACTTGCTGAAGGACTTTGATCTGGATAATTATTCAAAAAATCCAATCCAGATACATCACTTCCACCATTGCCACTTCCGTGCGAGCTTCCGCCCCACGATACATGAGATTGAAATTCAACGCCCATTACCTTCTCCTCTCTGTGTGATTTCCTGGGTACATTATTCCTCTAAAGTAGTATCTATTAAAAATCCTCTTTTAATCAAAAGATCTAAAATTTCTTGATTAGTTTTTTTGCTCATTTTTTCTTTTGCCGATTCAAATACGTTCCATGGTGAATCAAATGCAGATGCAAAATTAGTGAAGCCAGTTTGTTCCGGAAATGCAAATACATTGTTAAATATTTCCGGATTTTCAAATATCTTGAATTCGTCTACAACAGGTTCATCTACATCTTTTACACCTTCTTCAACTATTTTTTCTGTAATATCATCAAGTGGTTCAGTAAAATCTTCTCCCAATAAATCATCTTCCCCATCCTTCCATAAATCATTCCAGTCATAATCCAAAGGAGCATCTTCCGCTTCATCTTCAAGTAATTCCCAAAATGGCGCCATATTATTTTCTGGTAAAAATCTAGGATCACGTTCCAAAGGTTCTCTTTCTTTACTGAACATTCTTTTAACCATCCCCGCATATGGAATAAAATTCTCTGCCGCTTCCATTAAGGACCCAAGTCCGGAGGCATAAGGGAATTCCTTTTTATACCAATCTTTTCCTTGCTGTCCAAAATTAGGAAAAGGATTGTATTCTCGTACATCTCGAATTGCCGCTCTATTTTTTCCTGTAAACAGTGATCCAACATCACCAAAAAGCCCCTGTGACTTCGCTGGATCCGTGAACAAAGTTCTTCCTGTTCGCCGTGCCCCCGCCGGCAGTCCGCTTGTATCAATTAAACGTGCTCCGCCGCCACCTTTGATTTGGTTCATGAGCATTTGGTACATGTTACGCTGTTCATTCGGATCGGTCGTAACGGCAGGTTGTCTGACTAATGTGTCTTTTATTAAATCAATATTTCTTATTTTACTTTTTCCAGTATCATAACTCTGGGTATACCATTTCTCAGGACGTGACATAGCCCATTGTGGATCGAAGCGCGCACGGCTGCCTTGGCCGTACGAACGCCGATCCAACATCTCTTGTGTTAATGGTCTTTCAGCCATTATGCACCTGGTACAATTATAATTTTAAGCACCACAAGAACGATGACTACTACAATTCCGGCCTTGATCCAGTCCTTCATTTTCCAATCATTCCATTCTTTGAGATGTGCCCATAAATCTTTCAATAAATTCATGTCTACCTCCTATTTTTTCTTTTTTGTTTTCTTCATTCCGCCCTTCTTGTACTTAAGAACAGGCTTCTTCGCGCCACCTTTTTTCATCATTTGAACTTGTTGTCCAGTGTTTTTTGCATGGAGTTGCGCGGCGCGTACTCCCGCAGAAGTGTACGGAAAATTTCTATCTCCTACCTTTGGCATTTTTAATTCCTCCTTTTTGTTTCCTTCTTGGTCAATAACATCAGTGTATCGTAGGTTTTTCTTCTCGCTTGAACCTACCAAGAAAGTCCTCCACGACAGCAAAACTTTCGGATACGACCTTGAACATTCGTGACGCGTCGTGCGGACCGAGTGCCGAGGCGTACATGTTGCGCGTCACGGCCATCAAGGCCGAGCACACGAGCATGTATTCGTCAGGACTCTTGATCTCGTGTCTAACGAGCTCTTCAATCTTCTGCATGCTGTCACTTATTTTTATTAGTTCTTTGTCCATTTGATTTTGCTTTCGCGATCCTTTCCTGTGACTGTTCCTTCATCGCCTCACGCGACGTGGCAATATTCTCCTTCAGCATGCTCATTGCATCGGCATTCTCCTGCTTGTCAATGTCGACACCCGCCTTCATGACATCCAGGCTTGTCTGCGCCTCGAGCTTGTCACGCTCCAGATCCATTTTCTCTGCATCCATGATCGTGTCTTTCTGGAACTGCTGCTGATTTTCCTTCTGCTTCATCATTGTTTCCATTGCACGAAGGTCGATCTCTTGCTGTTTCAGTCTCACTAATGGATCCTGTGCCTCTCGTTTCATGCGTGCCTCTTCATCCTTCGCCAGTTGTTCCGTCATTTTCGCTTCTGTTTGCGCCTGCTTTGCCGCCGCCTGATTCTCCAATTGATCCAATTGCTGTTGCAACTGCTGCGCCATCTGCGGGTTGGACTGCGCCTGCTGCATCTGTTGCTGTATTTGCTGGAATTGCTGTCCGAATTCCTGCTGTATTTGTTGTCCTGCCATCAGTGCAATATGCTCCGAGACATGCGACTGCAGCATTGCGTAGAGTTGCGGGTTAATTTGCACCATTCTAGTGAACATGAATTCCGCGTGCGCCTGCATGTGCGCCATGTGGTCCTGCACGGGAAACGCCTTTGGCTGTTGCCCACGCATCGCACTAGCATTCTCACTTGCGGGGCCCACCGGCTTTGGAAGTTCCGGATCCGGTTTTAGAATTGAATCAACATTATCCACGCCCATAGCACTGTACATTCTTCTGTACGCCTCACGCAAATTATGTAATTGAGGTGCGGCTGTTGCTAATTGCAGTTGTTGCTGCGCCAGCGTGATTCTCTGTGCCATGGAGAATATGTTCGGATCTGAAATCGGAAGTATGTCCACACGGTCATCAAAGTCAGTTTGCTTAATCATGCGATTTCCGCCGACAACCTGATAAGGATATTCCGGTGGAAGATACAATTGAAAAACACGCGCCAGTAAATTAAACTCTTCCCTTTGCGCGTAGTGCAATCGCTTATGGATTGCGCTCATGACTTTAGTTCCACGCTCTAAAAGAGCGAGCGTTGTTCCTACTGGATTCTGCTCGTTTCCTTCGCCCATTTTCATGTCCGCGATCGCCGCGAATGATTTTCCCGCGTCAACCGCGAATCCTAGTAAGGCGAATAAAACTTGTGACGGTTCCTTGTAAGGAAGTGGCAACAGTGATTCCTTGATGGAAACACCTGTTACATCCACGTCACGAAATTCCCCCGGCTGCAATGGCTCGTCATGGTCGCGTATGCGCATTCCACGCGCCTTGAAACCTGCTGGTAGGTTAGCGAGTGTGCCAGCATCAATTAACTGCCGCAAAACACTTGTTGCTGTTCGCGATAACCCACCAAGCATGTGTATTAGACCAAAGCCGTAAAACCCCAGTCCTGGGAGGAATTTAAAGTGTACAAAATAAGAAATCTTTGCCTGTTTCTGGTCCTGCTGGTTCCAGTTTCTTCTTATGGATAAAACAACCCGTGAAAACTTGTCCAGTGTAACTATGTACGGAAGTTTTATTCCATTTTCATTCTCAAATCCTGGAATATCAGCATTGACATGCATTTCCAGAATTTCATGTTCGTCATCATCGGAGGCGTATTCCTTTTCAACGCCGTGCAATGTGTCCACCTTGTCCTTGACATCGGAAGTCTCTGTCGTCCCTGTCGGGACGTCAACGTCACTGTAAAATCCATTGACCTGCATTTTTCGCAGCTCATTATTGTTCATTTTTATGATGTGCGTAATGCGGTCCGCTGTCTCCAGGTCCGTCGCCATGTAATTGATTACCAAATCCTCGCCGGTTATGAACTTGGAAACGGCACGCTGCAGGATGGGGTCGTAATAAACTTTCTTGAAGGCCGATCCGGTCAAAGGAAGATAGAAGAGAAGCTGATCCATCTCAGGGTCATACTCCTTCATGACATGCGTGATCTGGTAATTCATGTATTCCGTAACACGATCCGCCTGAGCCTCTATGTCAGGGGTGGAAAGTCCTACAACTTGGGTACGAACGGGGCCGCTTGGGGGGAGAAGTTCCTTATAAGCTTGTGCTTGAAACTGCGTTACAGATTCAGCCAATAAAGGATGAACGACCCCTGACGCACCTTCGAAGGGCTGTGTTCGATCTTCATACTTGAAGCCTAACATATCAAGGCCCTTGACATAGGTGTCTTCCCAGTCTTTCCTAGAGTCCTTGTCGCCTTCGAATGCTGCAAGCAAATCGCTTGACAATTTGCTTAACTGTCCCTCTTCAATGTAATCCGCCAGATTTCCATCGAAAGGTATTTGTGATTTATCAATAGGTTTGTTTGGATCAAAATTAACATCGGCTCCTCCGTCCGGAAGATCCGTCAATTCCACGTCCGATTCAAAATTCACTTCCTGTTCAGGAATCTGAACCTCCTGGCCCACGGGCTCGATGTCCAGTGCGCCTTGCAATGCCTCCATTGCCTTGTCTATGTTATTCTTTGGATTCTTTGCCATTTATCTCCCCTTATAATGGTCCTACGACGTCTTCCATGATGCCGTACGGTGAAATTTTTTTTACCAGTCCGCCTTTCTTGTAAAGCGACATTCCTTTGCTGATGGTTTCCTGTGCCTTAGGATCCTTAACTAACAAGAACGGTATTCTCCATGGTCTTCCCTCACCGTCCTTTATAACAGATTCCATCAGTTTTGCATCACTTTTCTTCGCCACGCCTTTCAGGGCGTTCTGAAGGATGCTTCCGTACGCCTCAAGGTTTCCCTGGAAACTTCGGTCGCCTGGATACAATCCCTTGTTCTTGATGGCGGACGTCGAAAATCCGACTCCGTCATAGTTGCCGTCCTTCGCCATGCGCACTAGGTACTTGGAAACGAATTCCATGTAGTCCTGTGACTTCTGGAATGGCCCCTGCGGAACGCTTCCGCCGCCTTTTCCAATGGTAGACTCCACGATAGCCCTCACCTTTTCACGCTCTTCGTACAGTTTTTTCAACGCCGGTGATTTTGGATTGACGGAAAGAATTTCCTCGATGCGCGAGTTTATGGACATAAGATGCTTCATGTTATCGTCAACGACGACCTTGTCCGCACGATTCGCGTATCCTGATATTAATTTTTTGCCTTTCTTTTCCGCCTCGCGCAGTGCGCGCTGTATTGGCTGGTGCATGTCTGACTGTATCTCCTCCATGAAGAGCATTCGTCGCCCAAACTCATCCGTCCTGTCAGACGTCCTCAGGTGCACGAAGCCGTTCTTCAGCTTATCATCAGGAAGACCGAAGTCATGGTTGTATTTGTACGTAGGCTCCGTTACTCGCAACTTTCCTGGGTTGTAGCGGAACAGAAATTCCTGCGTATTGTCGCCGCCGGAAAGGACTTGCGCCCCGCCGTAGTTCGGCTTGCCTGCATATGTCTTGGGAATGTATGACACCCCACGCCTGTTGAACGCGCTTGCAAGGTTTATGAGCGGATACTTCAAGGCCCACGGAACTCCGCTTCCCTGCACGATCCCCTCCGAGAGGGCGTTCTTGATGCCGAAATTAACGGCCATGTAGTCGTCAATGTTCCCCGCAATCGTCTCCGCCGCTTTCACGTTCAGCTTGTCTCCTTCTTTTAACGTATGCATGGATCCCTGCAGATATTTCACCAACCCCCCGACCTTCGGGTCGAAGGCGTCAGCGTCCATCTTCTTGACGTGCTTGAATACGTTGCTCACCGTCTGCTCCGCCGTTCCCTTTCCAAGAGGGAGAACCTCCAGGGTCGGCGCTATTTCATCAAACTCCTTCAGCAGCTCCTTTTTCGTGATTCCCTTTCTTCCCATGCTCATCAAAAAAGGCTCGAGTGAGGAGTCGTCCAGCTCCGCCGGACGGACGCCTCGCGCCCTCAGATATCCAAGCCACTGCTCGCCCATCATCTTCTCCTGCGGCGCGTTGTAGATCTCGTCGCGCGATTTCCAGAACATCGCCGGTGTTTTTTCCTTGACTATCTTTGCCCGTTTTCCTATTTTTGAAAGTTCCACTTCCGGTGCCGCTTCCCAGACACCTTCCGCTGTCTTAGGTGGTCGCCCACCAAAAATTTTAAATGTTGAGGCGTCTTGTGTTCTTAATTTGGCAAGGTCTTTTAAAGCCAGTTGTGCGCCCTCAAGTGTTTGAAACTCTCTGTCTAATATCCTAACACCAGATTCATCCGTTACTGTATAAGGTCCTTTCGGTGGCTGGTATATTTTTCCCTTGGAAAGGTCCAATACCTTTTCTGAAACCTTCTTAGGCTTCGCCAGCTTCTCCATGTATTTCTTCCCCTTTCCTACTATGGACGGGATATACTTCAAAGCGCCCTTGACGA